AATGACCGGGCGACGCTGGAAGAAATGCTCACCTTCGTCCGCAACGAGAAGATGCGGGCCGAAGCAGAGGAAGGGGCGCACGACGACTGCATCATGTCCCTGGCGATAGCCCACTTCATCCGCCCGCAGCAGAAGATGGTGAAGGAAGTCAAGCAGGCGGAGCCCACGGCGGTCTGGTCTGACGATATGTGGGAGGACTACTACAACGCCGACGAGGACGCCCGCCGGTATCTGATCTCGAAATGGGGAGAGCCGATACGATGACGATAAGCAATAAGCTGGCGGAATGGCAGGAAAGGCTTGGCTTGCAGGAGTGGCACATCAGCCTGCATGACTGTATGCCAACCGGGGAAATGACGGAGGAAAACGCTTCCGGCTGCACGGAGTTCCAGGAGGTCAACAAGACCGCCAGGATCGAGATCATGGACCCGGACGAATACGGAGAGCGGGTGATCCCCTTCGACTACGAGCACATCCTTGTGCATGAGCTGCTGCACCTGAAGCTCTGCCTGATCTCCGAGACCTTCGGGGAGGACACTTTGCAGGAGCGGGTGGCGCATCAGTTGATCGACGATATGGCGCGGGCGCTCGTAGACGCGAAGTACAGTGGGGTGGAATATGAATAAGCAGGACAAGCTGGACTATTGGAAGGAATGGCTGGGGAAGAATGAATCTGCCCTGGGCGATCTCTCCGCCAGGATGGATGAGCGGGAAGCCCTCTATCGCGGCGAAGTGCGAGAGATCACGCCGCTGACGCCGAAGGACAGGAAGAAGAACGGCCAGCTCCGGCGGGCAAGCCATATCCGCAATATTATCCGGGAGAACATCGAGAGCGAAGTCAGCTCAACGATCCCGCAGCCGAAGGTTACGGCCCGCAGGCAGAGCGACGAATGGCGGGCCAAAATCCTGGAGGACATGCTGCGCAACGAGCTGGACCGCCTCCCCATGGAAACGCTCAACGACCAGATGGAGCGCACGGTCCCCATCCAGGGCGGCGGCTACTGGCTGGTGGAATGGGACAATTCCAAGAGGACGCATTCCACCGTGGGCGACGTGACGGTGAATATCCTGCACCCGAAGCAGGTGATCCCCCAGGACGGCGTATTCGGCAGCGTGGAGGATATGGACGCCATCGTCCTGAAGCTCCCCCAGACGCGGGCGTACATCAAGCGCGTTTACGGCAAGGACGTGGACGAAGGCGAGGACGCCCAGGAAGCCCGGACGCTGGACGACGACGCCGACACTGCCGAAGACATGGTGACGCAGTACGTCGCCTACTATCGCAACGAGAAGGGCGGCATCGGCAAGTTCTCCTGGGTGCATGATACCGTCCTGGAGGATATGGAGGACTTCGAGGCCCGGCGGCTGCGGAAGTGCTCGCAGTGCGGCGAAGTGCTGGGGCCGGACACGGAGAAATGCCCCGTGTGCGGTTCTGAGCAGGCGCAGGAGGGCGAGGAAGAATCCGAGGAAGTTTACACCGGCATGACGACGTCCAACGGCACGCAGATCCCTGGGGCCGCTGCGGGCGTGGATGAAATGGGCCTGCCGATGATGCAGCCCACGATCCTGCCCTACTACAAGCCGGACGTGTTCCCCGTGTTCCTTCAGAAGAACGTCAGCACCTTCGGCAAGCTGCTGGGGGACAGCGACGTGGACGCCATCCAGGACCAGCAGAACACCGTCAACCGTATGGAGCAGAAGATCATCGACCGCTTCATTAAGGCTGGCACCAGGATCACGCTGCCGGACCGGGCGGATATCCGCATGGACCCGGAGGACGGGGAAAAGATTCTGGTCCAGGACCCCAAGGACCTCAGCATGATCGGCGTGTATCAGTTCTCCGGCGATCTCAGCCAGGAAATGCAGTATCTGGCCAACATCTACGAGGAAGCCCGGCAGATCCTCGGCATCACCGATTCCTTCCAGGGCCGGAAGGACACCACGGCACAGTCGGGCGTTGCAAAAGAATTTGCCGCCCAGCAGAGCGCCGGACGGCTGGAATCGAAGCGCGTGATGAAGGAAGCGGCTTACGCCGAGCTGTTCAAGCGGATCGTGCAGTTGAAGGTCGCTTATGCGGACGAGCCCCGCAGCGTCGTGGCAACCGACGACCGGGGGCAGGCGCAGTATGAGGAGTTCAACCGCTACGATTTCTACGAACAGGACGATAAGGGCGAGTGGCACTGCATCCTGGACGACGAACGCTTCCTGTTCAGCTGCGATACCAGCACGCCGCTGGCGAACAATCGCGAGGCCATGTGGCAGGACGCCACGCAGATGCTCCAGATGGGCGCTTTCGGCAATCCGGGTGACATCAACACGCTCCTGCTGTTCTGGACGAAGCTGGAGCTGCTGCATTATCCCGGAGCCAGCGACACGAAGGAATACCTGACGAAGCTCCAGGAGCAGCAGATGGCCCTCCAACAGCAGCAGATGGCCATGCAGCAGGCACAGCAGCAGGCGGCTATGGAACAGCAGGCGCAGGCGGCAGCGCTGGAGCAGGCCCGATTCCAGGCAGAGCGGCAGGACAAGCAGGCGGACCGGAGAGCGGCGGAACAGCAGATGATGATCGACACGGACAACCGGGCCCGCGAGGACGCCAGGAACGCCGTACAGCAGATGCTGGCGCAGAGACAGAGGCCGATGTGAGTATCGTCCCCGGACGCGGGGATTGATATAGTCGCAGGGGAACGCGCAAAAATCCCAAATCCAGCCGAAAGGAGGAGACCATGATGGCCAAGGAAAAGGGCTACATCGGAAAGATCAAAAATGCCGGTGCGCAGGTCGTGAACGCGCCCAATCAGGTAAAGGGTAGCAAGGGCACCAGTCAGGTGATCCGGGGCACCGACCTCCGGACCGGCAAGGGCGGCAAGTAAGGCAGCCTAAACCCCGCGGCGGGGCAAGGCCGAGTCGCAGAGATTGCGCAAAAATCTAGTCGCCCGGTCAGCGCAAAAGGACCGAAAGGAGCAACCATGGATACCGAAAATCTGGAAGGTCTGTTTGACGACGTGTTTTCCAATGATCAGCCCGCAGCGGAGGCCCAGGAGCCGCCCGCTGGCGATGACGGCCAGCAAGCAGGCACTGACACCCCGGCGGAAGAAACCCCTAAGAAGCCTGAGCAGGACGCTGAGACGCGGTCCCGGCAGGCCGAGGGGCGCAGACGCTATGAAGCGGAACAGAGAGGATATCAGCAGGCGAGGGCGGACATGAGCGCCCTCATCCAGGAGTTGGGAATCGAGAACAGCGACGGCGCTGCTGTTTCCACCATCGAGGAGCTGGAGAAGCTCGCCCAGGCACGGCGGCAGCAGAGGTGGGAGGCAGGACGTCCGACGGAAGCCGACATCCACCACGCCGTGAGAGAGGAGCTGCAGACACAGCAGCAGGCCCGGGCCCAGGCCCAGGCTCCGGCGCCGATGAGCGCGGAAGATCGCGCCGCGGTGGACCGGCAGCTGGCGGAGATCCGGCAGATGGACCCCGAAATGAAGGACCTGCACGCCATCCTCCAGAGCCCTGCGGGGCCGCGGTTCCGCGAGCTCGTGGAAAAGGGGCTGGATTTCAAGGACGCATACAAGCTGGCGGCGGAGGACCGTCTGGCCGGTATCAGAGCGAACCGGCAGGGCGCGAGGACGGGGGGCAAAGACCACCTGACGTCTACCAGCCAGCGGGGGTCCGGGGATCTCGACGTCCCTGCCGACGAGATGGAAATCTTCAGAACGCTGAATCCTGACATGTCCGACGCAGACATCCGGAAATTCTATAATGACTACAAGAAAAACGGATGAAAGGATGATAACCAATGCGTGGTTTTATTCACCACAGCAATTCCGACGGGCGCGTCCCGCCTTGGAAATATCTCCCCGCCACCGGCTCCACCAAGCCCGATATCGGCCTGGCGCTGGTGCTCAGTTCCGGTAAGCTGGCGAAATGCACCGGCACCACCAAGCCCACCTACATCTGCATGAAGGAGGCCCCTGCAGCTGTTGCTGCGGGTACGCTGATTCCCGTCATCGAAGTGGAGCCTGACATGATCTTCGAGGTCAAGAATCAGGCCTCCCTGAATGGCGTGAACATCGGTCAGGCCGTCACCATCCACAGCGACGGGCTCCAGATCACCGCCACCACGTCCAGCGGCGTGGCCACCATCGTCGAGAAGACCGCGGGCAGCGGCACCGGCAATCCCACGCTGGTGAAATTCCTGTAAGAAAGGAGGACACGGATAATGGCAAACATCACTTTTTCCGAGGGCTCCGGCGTCAATGACTCCATCTTTGGCAAAAGCCAGGCCCCGATCCGCGCGATGATCTCCAAGAGAGGCGAACAGTTCGAGAAGGAGAGCATCATCAAGCGCATCTTCAAGCAGGACAAGTCCACTCACTGGGCTGAGAAGTATACCTCCGAGACCGCCATGGACGGCTTCAAGGTGGCCGGTGAAAACGGCGCCTACCCCACCGACGGTCAGGAAGAGCGACCACCG